CTTCAACAAAGGCTCGGAATGACGCAAAAAAAAACAGGCAAACCCCCACACGTCAGCCATCTTCGCCTTTTTCATCGCCTCCGCCCTTTCCGCGTGCTTGCCGCCATCATACGCCAACGTCTTGCCATACCACGTCACCTCACGCGTTAAACTGGCGAGCAACAGGTGCAGATTGGCCACTACCTCCCTATCGCTGGTCAGTTGATAGTTTAGCAGTTCCATCATCTGCCCTGCGCTCATCTGGTCTATGAACCACTCCATCCTGTAACGCTTGCCGCCAATGCGAACCACCCGCTTGGCAGGTAGCATCGACAGCGCACCGCACTCCTCGTCAATGACAGCCGCCCTTGCGTTCAACTGTTCAATCGTCCACCCTTCCACCGCACTTTGCTCCACGCCATCCACGATGCAGACCGTGTTGACCTTTTTCCGCAATGCCCCCATATCAGGGTCAATTGCGGTCAACTCTTGAAACTGGGCAACGGTTAGGCGGTTAAGCAATTTCATTGTATATGGTTATCAATGATTCAGCAACGCGGTCACTGCTGTACAGGTCAATGTCGCTGGGTGGTGCTAATACTTCCCTGCTGACAATTCCACCCGATGCGTTAAACTTATAACTCAACACCGATTTTCCGCACATCCACGCCTCAATAGTTGTCCTGCCAATGAACAAACCGCAGGCAAGGTGGCACGACTTGACCATCATCTCGATGTTCGGTATTGGCTGGTAGTAGATGATGTCGCGAGCCTTCCGCAGGTCGGACAAATAGTCGCCGTGGTCGTAGCCAATCAAAACAAAACGCTTGCCATTGTCCTTTGCCCACTGCGATGCATCGTAAATCATCTGCTTGCGCATATAGTCAACCGTACCTGCTAACAACACAAAGTCATCCTCGGTCGTGTTATCCTTGTTGAATTTCGATGAATCAACAGGATTGTATATGGTGCTGACCTTGTCCGAAGGGATGCCGTAGTTGGTAATGATAAATTCGCGCTCGTGCTTGGCAATGGCAACGTAGTGCTTGATGCTGTCGTGCTTTACAGGTCGCTCTAAATCGTACACAATGCTGTGAATGGTCGCAACCTTCGGCGTTGTCGGGTATAGCTGGCACAGGTGTTCCGTCACTGGCTTGTGCTGGCAGTGGATGATGTCAAACTGCTCATCGCCTGTCAACTGCGATAGTTCCACGACTTTGATGCCGTAGAATGCCGCCTCGCTGGTGATTGGCAGGTGGATGTACATACCTGCAACCGTTACGTCAAAGCCTCGGCGTTTTAACTCCTTGGCCAAGTAAAGGCAGTACAATTCCGAACCTGTGTATTGGCGAAAGAACAGGCACCCGATTAATATCTTCATTGGTTCTTGATTTTGGCTGGATTTCCATAAGCCAACGCCTTGGCAGGTATTGACCGCGTCACCACTGAACCCGCGCCAATGGTCGCGCCTTCGCCTATTTCAACTCCGCATACAATCGTTGCATTTGCGCCAATGTTGCATCCCTTGCGAAGTGTTGTCTTCCTGAACCTGCCACTCTTCATCCAATCGCCGTGTACGCTTGGCAAATGGTCGTTGGTGGTCACTACATTCGGGCCGACAAACACATCATCCTCAATGGTGACGCCGTGATATATGAGCGCGTGGTTTTGAACTTTGCAGTTGTCGCCAATGGTAACGTTGTAATCGATGTGCGCGCCCTCGCCAATGATGCAGTTGTCGCCAATCGTTGCGCCTGTGCGGATGTGCGCGAATGCCCAAACGCGGCAGTTCTTGCCAAGCGTGACATTCTCCTCGATGATTGCAGTTGGGTGTATCATAACGCAAATCTACATAATTACATACTTTCCGCCTGCACTCTGCGATAACTTGTTGAGCGCAACATAACGCACCGCGTCAATGGCGTGGTTGTATTTGTCAATCGGCACTCCCAACGATGCACCTGTGCGGTCAGTATCCCAAGTGTAGTTCCTCAACTCCTTGATTAAGTTCGTACTGCTCTTGGTCACTTGGATGTTGAACCTGTGCAGGATGTCGATGGAATTGCGGATGCTATCCTGTCCCTTGCTTGCTGGCTTGATGTTGAAGCCAAGGCGATGCACCTCCTCGATGCTTTTCGGCTCTGCTGAATCCGCGACAATCTCCCACGCCCTGTTGATGCCGAACTCTCGCAGTTTTGTCGCTATGTCTTGGTTGGTCAGATTGTTCGCATACAGCAATTCGTGAAGCGTCAGCGTATCGCCTGACCGATACACCGCCACCAATGCAGTCGGGTCGTTGGTGTACCCCCAGTCAAGACCAAGCGCGACCAGTTTCGATGTCGTGTAGTTAATCTCATCCACCTGTGTCCAGTTTGAAAAGATAACGCCCTGCACACTGCCGACCTGACCCAATCCGTACACCTTCCACCAGTTGGCCCAATAAGTTGATGTGGCCGCCTTCACCTCCGCCATCTCGATGTCTTTGCGGATGGTGTCGGGTAAGGCTTCGTTGTCGCGGAAGGTGAGAATCAGCAGTTCAGCATCATCCTCACGAAGCACCTCCGTATGCGCCCAAAATTCGTGCGTTGGGTTGTAGTCGATGTAGATGGCTTCGCTTGTGCGGATTGCCAGTTGGTAGTAGCTTTCGAAGTCGATGTTGTTGGCCTCGTTGATGTACAGCACCTGACGCCTTGCACCGCGTAGTCTGCCCTCGCTATCTGCGCTGAAGAACTCAATGGTGCTTCCATTCGCGAAGTTGTAAGTCAGAAGCGTTTTGTTCCAGCGGTCGGGTGCCCAGCGGTTCGTCCACTGCATCACCTTGGCGAAGTCCTTGATTGCACCCCTGCGAAGGTGTGGAACTGATTCGGATACAACGCTGATTTCGGTCTTGGCTTTTGCCGCGATGTTGATTAGCACTGCAAGGATGGCGATGGTCTTGCCAGCAGATGTCCCGCCCTGAATCACTTTCTTTCGGGCGGCCACCTGCCGAATGCGTTTTATCGCTGTTGTGTACTTGAAACTCAATTCGATTGCTTAATCTTCTCAATGTAAACGACCGCATCCATCAACTCCTCTTGCAGATGCTGAATCCACTCAATGAATGTCAGGTCATCGCGTTCCATTGTCGTGCCGTACTTGCGCTTACCCGCCTCGGCTCTTGTCCTAAATTGGTCAATGACTGATTCGACTATGCGGTCACTCATCACCAAATAGCGGCTGTTCGATGTGCAATTTCTGCTCTTGCTTGTCAGCCAAGCCAAGCACCCGCACTGCGATGGCACTGTTGTACACATTCGCGCCACTGCCCTCAACCATATCGCGGTCACAGGTCGCGCGTATGCGTGTAAGGATGGGGAGAAATGCCTTGTGATGCTCTCCTTCTTCCCTTTGATAGGAAGACAAATCATAGCACCACCCTTCTTCTGCAAGGTAGCCTTCAAAACCCCTGAACGTCAATGGCCGCTCTTTGTCGCGGTACACCATTGCACCATCTTTGCCCACATAATCTTGCACCCTGTACGGATTCGCCTTCGTCCACGCTTTGTAGGTGCAGAACAAGTCCCACAACTGTTCGGGACTTTCAAACGCGGGTGGCCTTCCTACTTTCTTCATACCTCAACGCTGTTCATTATGTCGATTATCTTCTCGCAAATCGCAACCTTCGCGTGTAATGCGTTGGGTGCATCGCAGTCGTTCAGGCTGTCCAATATGTTAGCCATATCGGTCATCAATGCACCAATGTTCACAAGCTTGGACATATGCAACTCGTGTTCTTCTTGCTTGCTATTTTTCGTCAAGTTCGCCAAGTTCTTTCAATTTATTTCGTGACCATCCAAGTGCCGCCTTCCCACCCCACAGCAGGTAGCTGATGTATCCGCAGTCGCTGGTGCTGTCTGCGTTGTCGTAGTAGGTTTCAGCCCGCGATAGGTAGCTGTGCATCCGCTTGATGGTTTCAAGGCTAATCCCTTCACCTGATGCTAATTGCCGCGCCCTGACCTTGCCAGTTTGTGTTGCACACTTGTTGCCATTGCGCTCGTTTAGTTCGATGCCGCGCCTCGCGTTGTTGCGCACTCCCTGACCATAGTCCGCGTAGGTGTCGGCAAACTTCTGCTCGTACTGCGAATTGCAGACAGCGTAGCGGGTTGTATTGTCGGGAAACTCCGCGCGCGCCTTATCATCAGCCATACATCGCTGGATGAAATCGCTCTTGCTTTCGTTGTCAGTTGGCTTCGGTAGTGGCATCTCCGTTTATATTAAATACCACATCGCCCTCTTTTGCACAATGCTCCGCGTGTGCCACAAGTTCAGACAGGCGACCAACGGCACAGGTTGCGCACCACCAATCGGTACGCGGAATGCCAAGGCTAATCGCCGCCGCTTGCAGTGTGTTCACCTCCGCAGGGGTCAGCCGTAGCGACTTGGTTGAATGGTACAATTCAAGTTTAGGCTTGATAGCCAGCACTTCGCTGATTAGGGTTGCGTTCATTCGGTTAGTTTGATTATGATGATGGCCAACGCGGCAGATGCCAAGCCGACAAATGGCGCATAGTACAGCGGATGGCCAAAAACTGACAAGCCAAATCCTGACCAAAACGCAAGACAGGACTGGCAGGATAAAGGCTTGAAGCGGCTGATGCGGTAGTACCACTTCGGTAGTACGTTATACCTCTCCATCGCTAATGCTGTCAAAGCCGCTAATAAAATCGTTGTAATCATCTTGAAGTGCTTGTTTTAGTCGTTGCCTGCATAGGTCAATTGTGTAGCAAATTGACCTGTATGGAATGCCTGTGTTTCGATTGATAAGTTTCTTGTTGCCCAGTTCAAGCCAAAGCAAGAATAGGTTCTTGTCGTAGGGGTACTTGCCTGCCGCCGCCCACTTGTCCATCTCTGCTTCGGCTTTGCGATATAGGTGGTCAGGTACCGTGCTATAACGCTCATCCACCTGCTCAACTTCACCCAAAGCCACGCGCTCTTCGTTGTGCCGATACTTGCGTTGAAATGGCGATGTCTTGCCGCGGAATAAGTTGATAGCGGCGCGCACGATGTAGAATGTAAGTGCGCCTGATGCGTGTAGCTGTTCAACGCGCTCGGGTCGGTCGTAGCAGTAGATGACCAATTCGTGTTCGAGGTCATCGGCATAGT